TATCAAATCCATATTTCTTTATAGAATTAGTAACGTATCTATTATCATTACAATTTTTATACCCACCAAATCTTTTTTTAATATTACTTGTTGAGCCTACATAAGTCCTTCCCTCACTATGAGTTAGTAAGTCAAAAAAATACACATACTTATTCTCGTTACCCTTTGCCATAATTCTTTGCGTGTATGTCTTTTAAAAACTCTTTATATTGTTTTTTGTCTCCGTATTCTATGTGGCACTTCCTACACAAACCCATTAGGTTATCAATCGTGTCTTTGTCTTTGCTGCCACCCATTCCTCTCGCCTCAATATGATGTATGTCTACCGCTTGTGAGCCACACACTTCGCAAGGAATGAAGTCCGTTTTTTTATACCCCATTCCCTGCAAATAAATTTGTGTGTGTTTTTTCATACTTTCCCCATTAATTTTTCCGTTAGTTAATAATAAAAAATTAAGTATGAAAATTATTTTCGGTCTATCTCTTTTAACTTATTAATTGCCCATTCAATACCACTCGTACCGCCCCATGCGTCATACATTAAACCGCCACAACCTTCACTATAAGGCACATCTTTATGTTGCTGATGTCTTTTAAAGGAAGCCATACGAGCAATAGTATCTCTACTAATCGGCTCACGATTTGCTAATTGCCTTGCTCTTGCTTTCCCAGTTGCTTCTCCACAAGAACCCCAACCATTTTTCTCTGCCCATTCTATTGCCCTCTTTGCGTTGTTAGTTGCACTTTCAGGATAGTCAGTATAGCTTTCGGCAAATTTTCCACCTGCAAGGATAGCCTTCCAAACTTGCATTGCTTTTTCCTCGGTATCATACACGCAACCGCCTGAGCCTATTCTATATTTCCCATTTGAGCATTTTATTACTGGCATAGTTTACTATAAATATACTTTCGGTCTAAATTTATCTCGTCAAAGTTATACTTCTTTTGGCAGAACTCAAATAGCTTTTGTCCGCTTTCTTTTCGCATATCCGCATCGCTTACTAAATCTTTGATATGTTTGTACCAATCCTTTTGGCTTTTAACGTAATGAACGGGCATATCAAGGTAGGGATTGACGTGGCTAACAATAGCAGGGTTCTTTTTAGAAGCCGTTTCTAATACCTTTAAATTTGACTTCATAGCATTGAACTTGTTATCTACCAATGGTATAATTGAAATATCGCTATCCGTATAAGCACCCATATATTCCGTTACCTTTGCATAGTTGTAGATAGTAGGGTTAAGTTTTAGTCCGCAAGTAAAAGCATCTATCATTTTATCCCATATAGGCTTCTCACCGTCATTGTAACCTGCTATTACTGTTCTTATATTCATACCTTGTAACCTTTTAAAAGGCTGCCTAAGTATTTCTAAATCTCGTTCGTGCGTTCCGCTACCGCTCCAGAACAACCTTACTTTGTAATCTTCTGTCTTATTATCCTGGAACTGCTCTTTGCCGTAAGGTAGTGCGTTTGGTAATATATGAACGTTCTTATTGTATTTAGTTATCTCGTCTGCTAACCTTTCGTGTGTGCAAGTACAAAGGTCAGCTACTTCTAAATAATCGGTAATTAGTTTACCTATGTTATCGTATTTGTATTTGTAAAATAATAGATGGCTTTCGCTAAGTTCCCAGTAGTCATCGTTATCGACTACTAACTTAAAGCCGTACTTACTTCTCCAGGTGTCCATTTGCTTTGCATCTATCTCGTTTAACATTCTATTCATAAGCACAATATCCCACCCTTGCTCTAATAGTTCGTCATTAAGTACGTCTGTAATAAGTGCGTACTCTTTTTCCATATTAACGATTGGCATCATAATTCTATGATACCCAACTCCGCTATTAGCTGAAGTTATACAAAGTATTCGCATCTTATATTCTTTTGGTTGTGATATATGTCTTGGTATTTATCCCACACGCTTTGCGCCCGTGCTAAGCTTTCGTCTTTCATTCTACGATACTCGGTGCCGTTACCTACATCGTGTCCTATATGTTCTGAGCGCATATCTGGTAAATAATAATTAGTAAAGCCTGATATAGTTGCACGTTCACCGTAATCTGCATCTTGCATTCCGTATGGGTCATACTCGGTATTGTACCCACCTATCGTGTCAATGAGTTCTCGAGTAATAAAGTTATCGCCAAAAGGCGTGTGTACTTTATGAACCCCGTCTACTATTGGCGGTAATGCTTCTACACAATGTATTCCTATTATGCCTGTTTTTTCTATTCTTTGTGCAAACAATACAAACTTTGCTAACCAATTCTCAGGCAGTAATATGTCATTAGCTAATAAACAAACTGCATCGTAATTAGTAGTAAGCCTAAGTCCTGCGTTTACTCCTGATGCTATGCCTCGTTTTTCTTTAGATAAGTCATAACCTGCAAACGGATAGTTAAATGTTTCGTGGGTGTCGCTTCCGTTATCTATTAAAAAGCAATCAGCATTGTAACCGCTATTGTAAAAGTTTTGGTTAATTACACGCTGCGTTAAATCGTGCCTGTTTTGTGTAAGTAATAAAATAGCTACTTTCATTATCTTATGTTTGAGCCGATTTCCCTTGCCGGAACTCCTGCATATTTAGTATTTGCTTTTGCTTCTCCTTTTAAGAAAGCACTTGCTCCTATCATAGAATTTTCTCCAACGTGTGCAAACTGATGCAGAACAGCGTTAAGTCCTATATTGCTTCCTTCTTCTATAATCGAATGTCCACCTATTTTTGCTCCGCAGCTTATAGTAACATTATCAAAGATTGAGCAATCGTGTCCTATGTGTGCGTGTTTCATTATGAAACAATTATTTTGTATATAAGTAACGTCTTCTGTTCCTGCGTCTATTGTTACAAGTCCTGTAATAATATTGTTATCGCCTATGTATACTTTGCCTTTTTCTTTTTGCCAGAACTTCTTATGCTCGGCTTTGTCTCCGATAATACAATAAGGACCGATGTAGTTGCCATCTCCGATAATTACGTTATCGCCTATAATAGCAGTAGGGTGGATAAAGTTAGCCATTCTTTTTATTTTTAGGTTTTGGTTGTTCTTCGTACCAAGTATACAAGCGTTTAATCATATCGAATATACAATTACCGCACCATACTGTTAATATGAAATCTGCACTCATATACTTCCGGTAAATATGCTCGTACATTTTTAAGATGTCTAAATCAATATTACGCACATAACCATTCTGGACAGTGTGCCAATTACCAACGTTATCATCTAAGAATTTTCTGTGTTCTATTTCCATAAGTTCCACATTATTTTTGAAACCATTGGAGCAACTGCTCCTGGTATAAATACAAACGCAATAACATCTGTACATATTGTAGGTAGAAAATATAAAGCCAATCCTGTCCAAGCTGCTAAACAACTCGTGCAGCTAAACGGCTTAAAATCTAATTTCCATTTTCTATGGAATTGGTGTATCTCTACAAAGAATATTGCAAAGCATATCGCTGCTATAATTATCATTTGCGTAATTGTTTTTTAAGTTCACGTTTAGTTAATTTAAGTTCCCTATGTATTGACATATACGGAATACCTGTTACCCTGCTTAATTCTTTAGCGTTGCAGTTGTGCTTAATAGCATATACTCGTAATAGTTCTGCTTTGTACCAGTGCATTTTAGATAACTCGTCTTCAACTTTATTAAGCAAATCTTCATCTCTGTCGTGTACAATCAATTCTACTTCTAAAGGCTTTCGGTATGTTCTATAAAATTGGCTTGTATTACTTTGCATCATATTAATCATAGTCCTAACTAAGTAGAACTTTAATACGTTGCGTGTGCGCATATCTATTAATCGCTCCTCGTCCATTTCGCATAGCACCTTAAATATTTCGCTTCTTAAATCGTCTCGTAAATCTTCAGGCTGCATTTTATCTATTGCTTCCTTAAGTTCTCGGCTTTCCCAAAGTTCTAATATGATGCTATTCTTGTTCATATTCTTTTAAGGTTAGTTTGCCGTTCTCTTCGGTTGCTATGTAACAAAAGCAATTTGCCGTTTTTGCTAAGTTTAAGAAAGCTATTTGGTAGCTGCTTAGTTTATCTCCTATTGCTTTTGTTTCGCAATAAACCGCAACCCCTGTTTGAGTATGGAAGCCTACTACATCTGGAACTCCTTTTAAACCTATAAAGGTTCGACCCCTAACCGCAAGATTGTTATTGCGCCATACAAAGCACCCGTTTTTATTTAGGGTTTTGATTGCTTCTTTGGTTAGTTCGTTTGCGGTCATAAAGCAAAAATATACTAAAGTTCTTGATATTGACAAATACTTTTAAAAATTCTATATGCTACTTCAGGTACTATTGCGTTTCCGTATCCGTGTAATTGTCTTGCAACCAATTTAGTGGGTAACCCATTATCCAAGCATATAATTGGGGGTTCACTAATCCACTTACCCCCCCTACTAATCTGTATAGTTGTTCCGTAAGGCTTCCAGGTGAACGGTGATGTCTTCTCGTGTAAAAAGGAAAAGAAAGTTTGGGTCTGTTGCAATCTGATGCTACTGGGGTAAGCAACCAAATACAACCTTGCACGATGATGGGGCGCACCAACGTCTGACGCTCTACAAATTCTCCATTCTGCATTATACCCCATTGAGGATAATTCGGTGAGTATTGCAGTAAAGTCTTGTCCTTTGTTAGTTTTAAGAATATTTGCCACGTTCTCGGCAATAATAAATCTTGGTTTGATTTCATTGATAGCTCTGCACATTTCATAAAAGAGCTTTGTTCTGCCACCTTGTAGCCCTTGTTGACCTTTACCATCTTGTTTTGCAATACTTGCGTCTTGGCAAGGAAATCCTCCTGTAAGGACATCAATTTTTCCTCTGTAAATAGTAAAGTCTGTTTTGGTAATATCTCCATAAGATATAGATTTTGGAAAGTTTTTTTTAAGATGTTTAATTTTTTCATTATCAAATTCGCAATGAAATACGTTTTCCCAACCGCACCATTCGGCAGCTAAATCAAAGCCACCTATACCGCTAAATAAACTGCCGTGTCTCATTTGATTGTTGTTTTGTTTTGTTTAATTTGTTCCTCAAAAAATAAAGCTACGGCTACTGCTCTTGCTTGGTTCTTAAGCCAACTATCAGTCCATTCGTCTCGGTATTGCTTTGCGCTTATGATGTCCATTTTATTAGCCTTATAGGTAATAATCTCCATAAGTTTCTTTTTAGCAAGTGCGCCATCTTCTTTTGTCCATACCTTAATGCCTGAACTATTAAGCTTTGTAAATACGGATAATGGGTTAAATAACCTATCGAATGTTCTATTCTCTAAAAGCTTATATTCTTGGTAAGAGTAATCAATTATTTCTAAATCGGTAAGGTGAGGTATTGCTTCTACTCGTTCTTGTGGCATCATTTTTCTTACTTCGTTTGCTTTTTTCTTATACCTATCCATAACCTGACTAAAGTATGCAGGACTAAAATTTTGGTAATGGTCTATAAAGTCATTAGCTACCATTTGCTTAAACGCTACTTTAACTTCGTTTATTGTAAAGCCACCATACTCGGTTCTTATCCAATCCTCTAAAATTGCTAACTTAACTTCGCCAGGATTGTTAATACCAACAAGCTGCATCAAGTAAACAAGGTTTTGTTTAAATATGGTAGAGTTTAGATTCCGCACTCTCTCCCCCGAAAATGCGGTCATAATCTCTTGCTCCGTAGGAAGTAGAGTGGATAAAGTTGTAGTTTTTAAGGTTATCGAGTTCGTGTTTATCAAGTTTGCGTTGATTATCTGAAGTTCCTTTTGCATATGTATTTGAGTTAGTTATCCAATTATTTGCTGCTGCTTTCCAATTTTTCATAGGGTTTTTACCTACTCTCCACCCGTTGCTTTCGTAATAATTAAAAAACTTTTCGGCTTCTATTTTGCCTTGTTCTAATCCAATACGAAAACTAAAATATTCTAAGGCTTGTTCAAAATTACATTTTGCATTTGTATTTTCTGCAAGTTTTTTCTTTACCATTACCTTATCCTTATCCATATCCATTTCCTTATCCATATCCATAGCACCATATAAGGGGC